ACTGCCGAAGATGCCGTGTGTGCTTTGAGTGAGGCGGTGGAAGCAAAGCTGAATATGATGCTGGGAGATCCGGGCACAGTCGATTTTAAGGCGATCAAGGAATTGCGGCAGGCCATGGAGATGATTGCCGGGATGCGGGCGCAGACCGGCAGCAAGGAAGAGCAGGCAAAGGCCAAGGGGCTCTCCGTTGAAAGTGCGGATGCGTTTCGGAAGCAGATTTTGGGGATTCAATGAACGGGATGTTGACCATAGACGATCTGCAGCGGGCACCTGCCGTGCTGTTGCCGTACCAGCAACAGTGGGTTGCCGATACTGCCGAGGTGAAGATTGTCGAGAAGTCGAGGCGTATCGGCATCACCTGGGCCGAGTCGTCTGACGACGTGCTGGTTGCCGCCACGGAAGGCCGGGACGGTGAGGACGTCCTGTACGTCGGCTATAATCAGGAGATGACCCGGGAGTATATCCAGACCTGTGCCTGGTGGGCCAAGCAGTTCGCCAAGGTGTGTACGGACATCGACGAGTTTGTGTTCAAGGACAAGACCGATGACGGGGACAAGGACATTGCGGCGTTCCGTATCTCGTTCGCGTCCGGGCATCAGATTGTCGCCTTGAGCTCCAGGCCCACCAACCTGCGTGGTCGGCAGGGCCGGGTGGTCATCGATGAGGCTGCGTTCCACGAGGACCTTGCCGGGCTCATGAAGGCGGCCCTGGCCCTCTTGATGTGGGGCGGGCAGGTGGTGGTTATCTCCACCCATTTTGGTGACGCCAACTATTTCAACCAGCTGATCGAGGACTGCCGGGCCGGACGGCTGCCCTACTCCGTGCATCGGTATGATTTCGATGAGGCTTTGGAGGATGGGCTGTATGCTCGAATTTGCCTGGTACGCGGTGAAGAGTGGTCTGCTGAAAAGGAAGCTGATTGGCGCAATAAAATCATTGCTTCGTATGGTGACGACGCCGACGAAGAACTCTTCTGCATCCCGTCCCAGGGCGGCGGGGCGTACCTGCTCCGCTCGACCATCGAGGCGTGTTGGAGCCCCGCCATCCCGGTGGTCCGGTTTTCGCCGCCGTCGAAAGACTTTGTGGACTGGCGCGATGATCAGAGATTTCGGGAGGTACGTGACTGGTGTCTGGCGGAGCTGGATCCGCTGCTTGCTGGCCTTCCGCAGAGACCCTCATATTTCGGCGAAGATTTTGGAAGAGATTGTGACCTGACCGTGATCTGGCCCCTGCAGTCCATGCCCGGAGCCACCCTGGCAACGCCCTTCCTCCTGGAGCTCCGTGACTGCCCTTTTGCCCAGCAGGAGCAGATATTGTTTCATGTCTGCGACCGTCTGCCACGATTGTCGGGCGGTGCGCTGGACAAGGGCGGAAACGGAGCCTTCCTGGCAGAGCGTGCCCGGCAGGAATACGGGGAGGAACGCATCGAGCAGGTCAGTTTTCACGATTCCTGGTATCTGGAAAACTGGCCCCCGGCCAAGGCTCACCTGGAAGACAGGACCGTTTCCATCCCCAGGGACAATGACGTGATGGACGACCTGCGGGCCGTGCAGAAGGTCAAGGGTGTGCCCAAGATCCCCAGCACCAGAACCAGAGCCGGGGATGGCGGGAAGCGGCATGGTGATGCGGCTATCGCCTTTGTGCTGGCGGTGTTTGCGAGCAGGCATTTTGAGTATTCGGGTCCGGCTGAATACCGGTCAGTGACCAAACGGAGAGTGAACCAGCGAGGTGCGTGGTGATTCTGGATCAATTCGGCAGACCATTTGAGCAGCAAAAACGGCCCGAGCGCCATCCCCTGGCAGCTGCGCCCATCAGCGACGCATGGCGGGAGTATGTTTCCAGCGGGCTGACCCCCCAGAGGCTGGCCGGGATCTTCCGGGAAGCGGATACCGGCGACGTTGCCCGGCAGGCTGCCCTGTTCGAGCAGGTCGAAGAAAAGGACGGGCATCTTACCGGCGAGCGGACCAAGCGGCAAAACGCCATCCTGGACGTGGACTTTCAGGTGTTCCCGGCATCGGAAGACAGCCGTGACGTGAGGGTTGCCGAGTTTGTGCGGGAGTATTTTCAGAACTGCGCCGACTGGGAGGACGTGCTTGTCAGTCTGCAGGACGGCGTGGGCAAGGGATACGCCGGGCTTGAAATCGAATGGGACGTTTCCGGCGGACAGGCCTTGCCGAGCGGGTTCGAGTTCGTCGAGCAGAAGCGCTTTTTGTTCCAGGACCGGTCCGGGCTGCTGAGTCGGACACCGCGTCTGATCACGGACTCGGACAGCATGGGCGTGGAGATACCGGCGTGGAAGATGTTGTTTCACCGGTACGGGGGCAAGTCCGGGCATCCGACCAGGTCGGGCATCTACAGGGTGTGTGCCTGGATGTACCTGTTCAAGAATTATTCGATCAAGGACTGGGTGGTGTTCGCCGAAGTGTACGGCATGCCGCTGAGGCTCGGGAAGTACGGGGCCGGTGCCAGCGAGAGCGACAAGGACGCCCTGGTCCAGGCCATCAGTTCCCTGGGAAGCGACGCTGCCGGGATCATCTCCAGGTCAACGGAGATCGAGTTTGTGGAAACCGTGAAGGGCACGGCCAGCGGAGACCTGTACAAGACCCTGGCTTCCTTCTGCAACGCGGAGATGAGTAAGGCCCTGCTGGGGCAGACGTTGACTGCCGAGGTCGGGGAAGCCGGGTCATACGCTGCCAGCCAGACCCACAACGAGATCCGGGAAGACCTGCTCAAGGCCGATGCACGGGCCGTGGCTGCGACCATTCGCGACCAGCTGATTCGACCCGTGGTCGGGTTCAACTTCGGGTGGGACACGGATTGTCCGGGATACCGGCCCGTATTCGACGAACCCGAGGACATGAAGACCAAGAGCGAATGGGTGACCGCCCTGCTGGATCGTGGGGTTGCCATGCCTGCCTCGTTCATCCGCAGAGAGTTCAGAATTCCCGAGCAGGAGAAGGACGAAGAGATGGTCGGGCAGACGAGGGAGCCTGTTGCTGCCAAACAGATTGAAAGGCCCGGTTATACAACCCTCCCCCGCCCCCTCCCTGACCAGGGAGGGGGGAAGGCGGTTGCCGCAAAGAGTGAGCCGGAGAAGGACACGGCGGACATCTACGGCGATCAGGCACGGAAGAATGCCGGGCCCCTGGTGGACGGGATGGTCGATGAGGTCCGAAAGCTGGTGTCCGGGGCGTCGTCGCTGGAAGAGATCCGGGATCGGTTGCCTGAACTGGTGGGCATGATGGCCTCCGACGCACTGGCCGAAGAGCTTGGCAATGCGTTCATGGCCTCGGAGCTGGCCGGAAGATACGAAATTTTAGAGGGCTTGGATTAGTGGACATCATCGATCTGGCCCAGGATTACATTGAACGGGATCTTGCCAACAAGCTGGCGTCACGGCCCAGGCGGTCAACCACTGAAAGCGCCATTGTGTGCGAGGATTGCGGGGAACCTATCCCCGAAGCGAGGCGGAAGGCAGTTCCTGGGTGCAAGCGGTGTGTCGAGTGTCAGCAGGAGTATGAACGATCATGACCGTCAATCGTGAATTCCAGTCACTGCCCTTTACAGAGGCCATCGGGTTTTTCCGGGACAAGCTGTCCGTGCCCTCGGAGCGATGGAACGACTTGTGGCGTGGCCAACACGCCAAGGGGTTCATGGTGGCCGGGGCCATGAAGGCGGACCTGTTGTCCGACTTGCGTGGGGCCGTTGACGGGGGGATTGCCGACGGTGTGACCCTGGCGGAGTTCCGCAAGAGCTTTGACGATATCGTTGCCCGGCATGGGTGGTCGTACAAGGGCGGAAGAGACTGGAGGACCTCGGTGATCCTGAACACCAATGTCCGGACCGCGTATGCTGCCGGTCGGTACAAGCAAATGACAGAACCGTCCGTCAAAAAGTCCAGGCCGTACTGGGAGTATCGGCACGGCGGGAGCGCCCATCCCCGGCTGGAGCATCTTGCGTGGGACGGGCTGGTGTTACCGGCCGACGACCCCTGGTGGGCCGTCCACTATCCGCCCAATGGCTGGGGCTGCAAGTGCCGGGTGTTCGCCATAGGTCAGCGCGATCTGGACCGCATGGGCAAGGACGGGCCGGACCAGGCCCCTGCGGATCTGTTTTACGAATGGAAGGATCGGAAGACCGGCGAGGTGTTCACGGTTCCCAAGGGGATCGATCCTGGATGGGATTACAATGTGGGTGAATCGGCAGGCAGGTCGTACAAGGTGTTGGCCGAGAAGTTCGAGACTATGGACCCGGACATCGCCAAGCCCTGGATGAAAGAATTTTTGGACGGACCGGTATTCCAACGCTTTTTTACAAGCACGGAGATCGACGAATTCCCGGTTGCGGTGCTGACCCAGGCCGACAGGGCCGTTCTGGGCGGCGAGGCACAGACCGTCTGGCTGTCGCGCAATACATTGGACAAGCACCTTGCCAGACATCCTGAAATGGAGATCCGGGACTACCGGAAGATTCCGGAAATCCTGGAAACGGGCGAGGTGTACAAGCGGGGGGATGCGCGGCTTGTCTACCTGAAAGACGGCGACAAACTGTACAGGGCGACGTTGAAGCGCACGGAGGACGGGCGGGAGAATTACTTTCTGACCTTGTTTGCTACCACGGAAACCAGCGCGGAGAATCAGGTGAGGCGGAAGCTCGAACGAGTGAGGTAGGCAAGCGCGGGGGCCAGCTCCTCCCCGCCGGTTCATCGACCGGAGGCTTTCGCTTCCGGAAGACCGGGTCAGCTGATGACCGCTTGCTGATGCGTGTAATAAGCACCCCGTTTGCCCCGGTCAACCAAAAAACGTTCATATTTCCCTTTTAAGGCCTTTGATGGGCGAACCTGTACCTCGGCAAGGGTCAAGCGATTTATACTAGTATAATACTAGTATTATGGGCCTCTCAGAGGGCAATGAGTGCAATACGAAGGAGTACAACGGCATGAAAAAATATTTTGCGCGTTTTCTGGTCAGCGAGATCGATGCCGAAAAAGGAGCACCTGAATGGATGCTGCTGTTCGCTGCCGGATGGAACGAGCTGGAGGGAGAGGGCAGGTATTTCGTGGATGAAGAGTCCTACGTGTCGGTCTGTACTCAGATTGCCCGGCGCGGGAACGATATCGTCATCGACTACGAGCATCAGACGCTGGAAGGCGTTCAGGCCCCTGCAGCCGGTTGGGTCAAGGAATTGAGATGGGAGGCCGAAACGGGAATTCTGGCCAGAGTGGAATGGACCGAGAAAGGCGGGGCCTATGTGGCTTCAAGGGAATACAGGTATTTCTCCCCGGTCTTTTATGTCCGGGAGTCGGACAAGCGCTTGGTGGCCCTGGCCTCGGTGGCCCTGACCAATACGCCCAAGCACAATAATCTAACGCCAATCCTGGCAAAACTTGACGGGGTGCCTCCCGTCGCAACGGATACGGAGGACGACATGGAATTTTTGAAGAAGCTCGCGGCCAAGCTCGGCATGGGCGAAGACGCGACAGAGGACCAGGTGATGGCCATGGTGGCGTCCCTCAAGGAGAAAAAACCGGAAACCAAAGAGGTGATCCCCGCCGCCGTCCTGAAGGCCCTGGATCTGGAAACCGGGGATACTTCCACCGTGGTGGCATCGATCCACGCGGCTAAACAGTCGAGCAAGGGCATGGTCTCCCGGGAAGAGTTCGCAAAGCTCCAGGACCAGCTGGCCGCCCGGGATGCCCAGGAGGTCGTTGCCAAGGCCATGAGTGACGGCAAGGTCACACCGGATCAGAAGGAATGGGCAGAAGGCTACGCCAAGGCCGACCTTGAAGGGTTCAAGACCTTCGTGGCCAAGGCCCCGGTGGTCGTGCCGGTTGCGCCCCTGCCCGGCAAGAAAGAGGAACCGACCGACCTTGTGACGGATGACGCCGTCCTCGCGGTCGCCAAACAGATGGATGTCGATGTCGAGGATATCAAAAAATACGGAGGTGCTGAATAATGGCTGCACTCACTGCTGACAGACATACGCCCATGCGGGAAGGAACGTTCGTGGAACCTGATGTTGCCGCATCGACCATGATTTATGCGGGGGCCATGGTGGCCCTGGATGCGTCCGGAAATGCCGTGCCTGCATCGGACGCCGCCGGCCTGGTCGTGATCGGGCGTGCCGAGGATCTTGTGGATAATTCGGCCGGGGATGCCGGGGATCTGACCGTGAGGGTCAGGATTGGAGTGTTCGGGTTTGCAGCATCCGGAACCAACGCCCCCGCTGCGGCAAACGTTGGAGACCTGGTGTATGTGGAGGATGACCAAACGGTGTCAACCGATGGAGGGACCAATTCCATCGTCGCCGGGAAGTTGGTCGACGTGGATTCGGACTATTGCTGGGTGGACACCGGAGCGTTCGGTGTAGCCAGGATTGCAGCCAATCAGGCCGACTCAACCGCCGAGGATGTCGCCGGTGTTGTTTCGGATTTCAATGATCTGCTGGCCGCGTTGCAGACCGCAGGGTTGATGGCTTCGGCGTAAGAATAAAGGCGGTTTTAGGTTTTAGGTTTTAGGATTTAAGTAACAACCCGAAACCTAAAACGTAAAACCTAAAACGTAAAACTGTACTTCGGAGGAATGTATGCTTGTCAATAAAACGACTCTGATCGGTGTTTTCACGAATCTGAAAACCACCTTCAACAAGGCTTTTGATGCGGCCCCGTCCACATGGGCGAAGATCGCCATGCGGATTCCGTCTTCCGCTTCACAGAATGACTACTCCTGGCTGTCCAATTTTCCCAAAATGCGGGAATGGATCGGGGACAAGGTGGTCAAATCCATGAAGGCGTTTACCTACACCATCGCCAACAAGGACTGGGAGGCGACCATCGAGGTCAACCGCAACGACATCGAGGACGATCAGCTGGGCATCTATGCGCCCCAGGCTCAGATGGCCGGGTACAGCGCCAAGCAGCTGCCCGACGAGATCGTGTTCGACCTGGTCAACAACGGGTTCACCAACAAGGGGTATGACGGCAAGGCGTTCTTTGCCACCAACCACCCTGTCGGCAAGACAACCGATTCCAACAAGGGCACGGCCGCCCTGTCCTGCGCCACTGCCGCTCTGGCCCTGGCCAGCTACGGAGCGGCACGCACTGCCCTGCGGGAGGTGAAGGACGACGAAGGCAGACCGCTCAACATCACCCCCAACGTGCTGCTGGTTCCCCCTGCTCTGGAAAACACGGCACACACCCTGATGAAGGCGGACAAGCTCGATGACGATAAGCCCAACCCCTACAAGGGAACGGCCGAGGTCGTGGTCGATGCCCGTCTTTCCAGCTCCAAGGCGTGGTTCCTTCTGGACACCACCAAGCCGGTGAAGCCCTTCATCTACCAGGAACGCAAGAAGCCCGTGTTTGTGCAGCAGACAGCACCTGACACGGACAACGTGTTCATGCGCAAGACCTTTCGGTATGGCGCGGAAGCACGGGCCAACGGTGGGTATGGATTCTGGCAGACCGCATACGGTTCCACCGGCGCGGGATCGTAAACGAAACATTGAACGTAGGGGCACGGCGCGCCGTGCCCTTACAACGGGAGACCCGCGAGCATGGCGTATTCAACCCTTTCCGATCTGACAAATCTGGTGTCGGAATCCGTGCTGGTACAGCTGACGGATGATGAGATGACCGGCGCGGTGGATGCCGACATGGTCGCCCAGGCCATTGCCGATGCTGACGCCGAGATCGATGGGTACTGCGGCAAGCGGTATGTTGTACCGTTTGACCCGGTGCCCGATCTGGTCGCCAAGATGTCGGCTGATGTGGCCCTGTACAATCTGTACGGACGACGGGACGACGTGCCCGAGATCCGGGCGGAGCGGTACAAGAACGCGATCACCTTTCTGAAAGGTGTTGCAGCCGGGTCCAACTCTCTGGGTGAAGACGATCCCGACACCCCGGGACAGGGCGAGACCCCGCAGATAACCAGCGGGACCCGGGTGTTCAGTCGGACATCGTTGAGGGGGTGGTAATGGCAGGCACGCAGGTATCTCTGACGTATGATGACACGCAGGTCACGCGGATGCTCCAGGGCCTGATGGCGAGGTGCGGGGACCTGACACCGGCCATGCGTGACATCGGGGAATATATGCTCCGCAGGACGGACGACTGTTTTCGGGATGAACGCGACCCTCAGGGCCGTGCCTGGAAGCCGCTCAGTCCGGTGACCCTGGCCATGAAGAAGAACGACAA